TAAATGTTCCTATCTCTAGAATAGAAGGAGATGGTGGATTTAACTTGGGAAGATCTTCTGAGATACTTCGTGATGAAGTAAAATTCAGTAAGTTTGTTGGACGTTTGAGAAAGAGATTCTCAGCAATGTTCAGTGACATGCTAAGAACTCAATTGCTTCTTAAAAATATTATTACCCCAGAAGATTGGGAGATAATGCAAGAGCATATACAATTTGATTTCTTATATGATAACCATTTTACAGAATTAAAAGAAGCAGAATTGCAGAATGAAAGGTTAGCTCTTCTTGGTGCAACAGAACCTTATATTGGTAAATATTATTCTCAAGATTGGGTTCGTCGTCAAGTATTGCGTCAGACTGATGAAGAGATTAGGGAACAGGATGAACTAATAGAAAAAGAAATTAAGGATGGTGTTATTCCTGATCCTGCAGATATGATGTTAGATCCTGAAGGAAGTGGTGGAATGAGACCAATGCCTATCCCAGAAGAGGAACCACTACCAGATGTAGCGGATGCTCCTTTGAGATCTAGTGCTGTAGATACTGCAACCACTGCAGATACAATAAACAAACTTCCAACACCTAAGGGTGGAGAAATATAAATACAACTAGTTAACTTTTTGAAAAATTACTTAAAATGGATGAATTAATGGATTTAATTGGTGCGGATGAGTCTGCGGCTCAGGTAACTGATAAGATTAAAGACTTATTATATGCCAAATCTGGTGAAAAAGTTGATGCATTTAGACCTCATGTTGCTAATTCATTGTTTAATGATTTAGAAGATGAGTCTGATGAGGCTGATGAAACTTCTGATGAATCTATTGTAGATTCTGCAGAAGAAGAGTCAGAAGAATAACTACTAAATAACTATTAAATGGACTTTAAAGAATAATGGCACATAGAGTAGTCGTTGGAACAGGACAAACAATGGCAGTGACGAAAACGTCAACTGCTACCTCATCCTTCATAATCGAATCTCAATATGTGAGATTGACAGCAGGAACTCCTGCAGGAGCCCATGTTTCTATTTCTCAAACTTCTTTATCACCGACTGCAACTACTGCAGACTATTATATACCTGCAAGTACATCGGAAACTCTTTCGATGCAGAGATATTCTTGTCCAGTAGTAGGAGTTACGACAAGTGATACGGCAACAGTAATTACTTGCCCTGAAGGAATGCAAGTTCCATTTAGTGTTGGTAACTATGTAAGTTTAAGAACTGGTATTACTACGATGCCAGAATTTAAGTTTAATCATGCAGAAGTTACTGCGGTTAATACAACAAATGGAGTTTTGGGATATCACCAAACTCAATTAACATGTAATGCTAATACTGGTGGAATCATGACATCATTCAGTGCTGGTGGTGGATTTAATGTTCCAGGTGCTACCTTGTATTCTTCTGCAAGACTTGCAGCAAGAAGTGAGGGTGATCCAACTGGACTTCATATTATACAAGTTCAAACTACAGGGGAAGCCTGATGAAACTCATAAGAGAAGAAATTGAAAGTGTAGAATTTCTCGTTGAAAATCGCAACGGTAAGAAGTCCATGTATATTGAAGGAGTTTTCCTTCAAGGAAACATTAAAAACCGTAATGGTAGAATGTATCCGATGGAGACACTTCGTAAAGAAGTTGCTCGTTATAATGAGAATCATGTTCAATCAGGAAGAGCACTTGGTGAATTGGGTCATCCCGACACACCAACGGTGAATCTCGATAGGGTTTCTCATAAGATAGTATCACTTAAAGAAAGTGGTTCTAATTTCATTGGTAAGGCTAAAGTTCTTGGCACACCAATGGGTAAGATTGCATCTTCACTTATTGATGAAGGTGTCAAATTAGGTGTTTCATCTCGTGGTATTGGTTCATTGAAACCAACCCGTGAAGGTGTAAATATAGTCAGTGATGACTTTATGTTAGCAACTGCTGCTGACATCGTTGCTGATCCTTCTGCTCCTGATGCATTTGTTGAGGGAATTATGGAAGGTAAAGATTGGGTATGGGATGGAGGTATTTTGCGTGAGAAGTTCGCACATAAGACCTATAAAACCATTAATACACTGGTTGATCAGAAAGCATTAGACGAGAAAAAACTCGATCTATTTAATGATTTCTTATCAAATATATAAAACTTCTAAATAAATATAGATTTTAATAAAGGAAATCGGAGAGTTTACAAATGTCTCGTGGTACGAAATTACAAGAAATGGAGCAATCTAAAACTGCTGTGAACGCCAACGCAGCCGCTGGAGAATCAGCCCTTCCAAAAGAAGGTTCCAATCCATCTGGTGTTAAGACACCTGGCAACACACCACCCTTTGAGGATTTAGGTGGTCCTACTCCTGAAAATAACAGTCCCTTCGGTGACTCTAATAAATTAAAGACACCTGGCAAAACTCTCAAACAGGTAAAGGATGTCGTCAATAAAAATGCAGTATCTGGAGATTCAGCAATGAAGAAAGAGGAAGAAGACCTTCAAGGCGACGTAGTTGCTGAAGCAGAAACTCCTGCAGCAGAAGAGGAGAAACTCAAGAAAGATGATGATCTTTTTGGAGCTCCTAACAAGAAAAAAATGAAGAAAGAAGACATCGAAGTAGAAGAGTATGACATGGAAGATGATGTCAATGCACTTTTAGGCGGTGAAGAACTTTCTGAAGAGTTTAAGGCAAAAGCAAAGACAATCTTTGAAGCTGCTATCAACTCAAAAATTTCTGACATTCGTGCAACTCTTGAAGAGGAGTACGAATCAAGAATCGCTGAAGAAATTGCCGAAGAAAAAGAGGCACTTCAAGAGCGTGTTGATTCTTATCTAGAGTATGTCTCAGATGAGTGGATGGAAGAGAATGCTCTTGCCATCGAAAATGGTCTTAAGACCGAACTGACAGAATCATTCCTTAGTGGAATGAAGAGTCTTTTTGAAGAAAATTATGTATCAATCCCTGACGATAAATATGATGTGCTTGAAAGCATGGTAGAAAAACTAGATGATATGGAAACCAAGCTCAATGAGCAAATAGAAAAGAATATCGGTTTAAACAAGAGACTTTCTGAGTCTGTTGCTGATGGTATCCTTGAAACTGTTTCTGATGGATTAGCGTCCACCCAGAAGGAGAAGCTCGCTTCACTTGCTGAAAGTGTAGAGTTTGAAGGTGAGACAGAATATCGTAATAAGTTGGAAACACTTAAGGAATCTTATTTCCCTAAAACTTCAACTGCTAAAACTGAAACATTAACAGAAGGAGAAGCAGCTGCACCTGATATGGCTTCAGGTTCAATGGCATCTTATCTGAAGACACTTTCAGCATTTAAGCAAAATTGATTTAAACATTAAACAAACTTTAACTTTATAGGTAACAAGCAAATGTTCCAATCAGAACACTTGCAGGAAAAGTGGAAACCCCTTCTAGAAGCAGAAGGTGTTGACAAAATTACAGATCCTCATCGTAAGGCTGTAACTGCTGTCCTGCTCGAAAACCAAGAAAAATTTTTAAGAGAGTCTACTGCATTCTCTGAAAGCGGAATGCTTAACGAAGCAGTCCCTACAAACAGTACAGGTTCTAACACCACAGGTCTTGCTGGTGCTGGAAATGCGGGTTTCAGTGCTAGTGCTACTGCTGCTGGTCCTGTTGCTGGTTTTGACCCTGTTCTAATCAGTCTAATTCGTCGTTCAATGCCTAACTTGGTCGCATATGACCTAGCAGGTGTTCAACCAATGAGTGGTCCTACTGGACTTATCTTTGCGATGAGATCTAAGTACAACAAGATGGCTGGTGGATCTGGCGGTCAAGAAAGTACTGAAGCATTCTACAACGAACCAGACTCTGCATTCTCTGGACAGAATAAGGTCTTCGGACTTTCTGAAGGATTTACAGATAGTCAGGTTGGTATGGGTACAACCAACCAAGTTGGTAACAACCCTGCTGCACTTAACCCAGTTGGTACTGCGTCTTCTACAGACAACAGTTACAACGTTGGTCAAGGTATGGCAACCAACGAGGCAGAAGGTTTAGGTGATGGCGATGATGCCTTCAACCAAATGGCCTTCTCAATCGAGAAAGTCACCGTTACTGCTAAGTCCAGAGCCCTCAAGGCAGAGTACAGTCTAGAACTTGCTCAAGACTTGAAAGCAATTC